GTAGAATGGGCAAGTAGTCTTTCAGAAAAAATGTATCCGGGGGAAGGGTTCGATGGTCGAGGTGATGCTGCCAGACATTTAGCATTAGGGTCTTTAATCCCTGACGCAGGGTCTCCTAACGCCGCAGAATTTTTAAGTGTTGCAAGAGAATATTTTCCTATTCCCGATCAAGGTCGTGAAATGGATCTTCACAACAACGAACTTGGGATGCAGTTAACGGGGTCTAAAGAAGAGATAGAAGAACAGATCCGCGAGTTAATTGATAGTAATACAGCGATGTATATGGAACTTGACGAAAGTCAAAAAATGCGAGGCTACTAAGGAGTAGATATGAAACGACAAGGGTATAACGCACGACTCGACGATTCTATGGGATCACGAAACGGCAAGAAAAAACAAGCAATGGCTTCTCGTCGTAAAGAAAGTAAGGGTACTGAAATGGCTATGGGTAAGCCTGCATACTCAGGCGATACAATGATGATGATGTACGGTGGTAGTCCTAAGAAAATGAAAAAAGGCGGTAAACTATCTTCCCGTGGCGCAGGTTGCGAAATCCGTGGCTAATGTCTAATAAAGTTTTAGAAGAACTTCGCGGCGTAGATCTATCGTATCTTTCGAAAGACGAAGCGAAAGAGTTCACGGTTCTTTTAGAAGAATTAGAAAAGCGCGAGCGTCAAGAAAAATCCGCAGCAAGTTTTTACGACTTTGTAAAAATCATCTGGCCTGAGTTTATTGCAGGCGCACATCATAAACGAATGGCCGAGGCTTTCGATAAGATTGCCTCTGGCGAATCGAAACGTCTAATTATTAATATGCCTCCTCGACATACGAAGTCTGAATTTGCTTCGTATTTATTTCCTGCGTATTTACTCGGTAAACGGCCTAAGTTAAAGATCATCGAAGCAACGCACACGGCTGACTTAGCAGTAAACTTTGGTCGTCGTGTTCGTGACTTGATCGAGAGCGAAGAGTATGCGGAAGTTTTCCCCGGTACTCAGTTAAAAGCTGACTCTCGTAGCGCCGGTAAGTGGAATACGATGCAAGGTGGTCAGTACTATGCGGCGGGTATCGGTGGTGCATTAGCTGGTCGTGGTGCAGATTTGTTTATTATTGATGACCCTCACTCTGAACAAGATGCGTTTTCCGATAAAGCGTTGGACGAAGCCTACGAATGGTATCAAACAGGTCCTCGACAGCGTCTTCAACCGGGAGGGGCTATCGTTGTTGTAATGACTCGTTGGTCTAAGAAAGATGTAACAGGTCGTTTAATTAAGAAAATGACTCAAGAGAAGGGTGGGGATAAGTGGGAGTTAATCGAATTCCCCGCGATACTTCCTTCGGGCAAACCGTTATGGCCTGAGTTTTGGAGCCTTGACGAGTTAGACGCAACTAAAGCGTCAATACCACCTTCGAAATGGGCCGCTCAGTACATGCAGCGTCCTACGGGTGAAGGTATTTCGATCATTCCACGAGATTGGTTTAAGGTTTGGCCACAAGATCAACCGCCTTCTTGTCAGTATTTAATTCAAAGCTACGATACAGCGTTTTTAAAATCTGAAAGAGCCGACTATACTGCGATTACAACGTGGGGAGTTTTCTATCCCGAAGGTAAAGTCGGCGAAGATATGTATACTGGCGAAGAAGCCCACATTGTTTTGTTAGATTGTGTTAAACAACGGTTCGATTTCCCTGAACTGAAGCAGGAAGCGTTACGGTTGTACGAGTATTGGGATCCTGATTCAATCATTATTGAGACAAAAGCTTCAGGTATTCCGTTAACTCAAGAATTACGAAGGTTAGGTATCCCGATTAACACCTATTCGCCTAATAGAGGGCAGGATAAGATTGCTAGGTTAAACTCTGTCAGCCCTATTTTCCAAGATGGCAAGGTTTGGGTGCCTGAGACACGTTGGGCCGAAGACTTAATGGACGAAATTAGCGATTTTCCTAACGGTGAGAACGATGATTTGGTCGATGCGACAACATTAGCCTTAATGCGCTTTAGAGCTGGCGGGTTTTTGCAGCTAAAAAGTGATTTTTCGGAAGAAGAAGAGTATTATCCGAAACTTAGGGTATATTATTAACAAAAATCTAGGTAAGGTTGCCAATTATGGCTGATATGCAAGATTATTTAGACGATTCTTTCGCCGAAATAGAAATCGAAGCAGTTCCAGACTTCGACGATGGCGTAGAAATCTTTTTTGGCGACGATGGCGAAGGAACTTTAGGGTTTGATCCCGATGAAGAGTTCGAAGTAGCTTTCGACGACAACCTTGCAGAGTATTTAGAAAACGGTGAGCTTGGTAAAATTGGTTCTAAGCTACTCTCTGCTTACGAAGACGATTTAAACTCTAGACAAGACTGGTACGAAACATTTAAAGACGGTCTTGAGTTATTAGGAATAAAATCAGACCCTAGAAGTGAACCTTTCCAAGGTTCTAGTGGAGTTTATCACCCTTTACTTGCAGAAGCTGTAACTCAGTTTCAAGCACAAGCATATAAAGAGCTATTACCTTCTGGTGGCCCTGTCGACACACAGGTTATGGGTAAAGTTACTGATCCGAAATTGCTACAAGCGAATCGTGTCAAGAACTTTATGAATTATCAAATAACCTACAAGATGGAAGAGTTTGATCCGGAGATGGATCAACTTTTATTTTATCTTCCGTTATCAGGTTCGGCATTTAAAAAGACTTACTACGATCCAACAATAGGTCGTGCTGTTTCTCGGTTTGTTAAGTCTGAGGATCTTGTAGTTCCTTACTACACTACTGATTTAGTTTCGACTCCGCGTATTTCTCACGTTTTACACATGACTGAAAACGATTTGTTAAAACTGAAGCGGTCAGGGTTCTATCGAGACACTCCAACGATGTCTCCGGGTCTAAGTCAAGAATCAGTAGTTCAAGAAAAGATTGATGAGCTTGATGGGATAAGCCCTTCTAACTCAGACCGTGAGTTTACTTTATTAGAAGTTCATGTTGAACTAGATATTGCAGGCTTCGAAGATACTGACGAGATGGACGAGGTAACGGGTATCGCATTACCGTATATCGTTACAATTTGTAAAGATACGCGAGAAGTTTTAGGTATTCGACGCAATTACGCTGAACAAGACCCGTTACGCAAAAAGATCGAGTATTTCACGCATTACAAATTTTTACCCGGATTAGGGTTTTATGGTTTTGGTCTTATCCATATGATTGGCGGGGTAACTAAATCAGCTACGTCTATTCTACGACAGTTAATTGATGCAGGAACTTTAGCGAACTTACCCGCAGGGTTTAAGTCTCGAGGATTAAATATCCAGCGGGCCGATGATCCGATTCAGCCGGGGGAATGGAGAGATGTTGATACTCCCGGAGGAACAATCCGAGAGTCGTTTATGCCATTACCGTACAAGGAGCCTAGCGGGACGTTAGCAAATTTATTAAACGTCTTAGTCGACTCAGGTAAACGATTCGCTTCGGTAATCGACCAAGGTGGTGCTGAATCTAACCCTAACGCCCCTGTAGGCTCTACTATTGCAACTTTAGAGCGTGGGCAACGTGTAATTTCTGCAATCCATAAAAGATTGCATTATGCGCAAAGAACCGAATTTAAAATACTAAAAAGAATTTTCGGGGAGGTGTTACCCCCTGAGTACCCATATCAGGTGCAGGGAGCACAACAAACCGTATTTAAAGAAGACTTTGGCAATCAAGTTGATGTCATCCCTGTATCTGATCCTAATATTTTTAGCACAACGCAAAGAATAATTTTAGCCCAGACTCAGCTACAAATGGCTCAAAGCGCCCCGCAAGTACATAACTTGAAAGCGGCGTTTCGTAAAATGTACTTGGCGCTAAACATTAAAGATATCGATGATATCCTTGCTCCAGACGTTAACCCAGCACCTAAAGATCCAATACAAGAAAATCAGGATTCTTTAAACAACGTTTCCTTGCAAGCCTTTATACAACAAAACCATGACGCACATATTCAAACGCATATCTCGTTTAGCCAAAATCCTTCAACAGCTCAGAACCCTGCTGCGGTACAAGCTTTAAATGCACACATCCAACAACATCAGGCTTTAAAGTATCGAATACAGGTCGAGCAGCTATTAGCCGAGCAAGGTGTTCAGTTACCACAGCCGGGACCAGATGGTCAAATGCCTCAGATTCCCCCAGAGTACGAAAACCAAATTGCTATTGCAGCAGCTCAAGCTACTCAGCAGATTACTGGGCAAGAACAAGCGTTGCAACAGGCTATGGAAGTACCAGATCCGCAGCGTGAAATGTTTGAACAGCAGATGGCACTTGAAGCTGAAAAACTACGGTTACGTGAAAAGGAAGTTGAACAGAAAGGCCAACTGGAACTTGAAAAAATTGACTCTCAAGAACGGCAAACTGATGTCAAGATTGCAGCAGACTTACGTGAGGTAGAGTTACGCGATGAACGTTCTGCAGATACGAATTTAACTAATCTTGCACGTCTAGTTAAAGAATCTAGGGAACAGCAGTAATGAAAGGTGTTAAAAAAGGGCCTCCTCCTAGAAAGGGGCCTGTAAGTCAAGGTTTAAAGAAACGAGGTAAAAAACGATGAGGTATGAAAGCAAACAGTACCCCAGTTCGGGGGACAGGCGTCCAAAAAAAGTCAAGGTAGACTCGATGACTCCTTCTAATAAAGGTTTCGCTAAAGCGACAGAAGTAAAAGCAGGTTATGTCTACGAAGAAGGTGAGCAAAAGAAAATTCGTGGAACAGGTGCTGCAACCAAAGGTACTTCCTTCACTTGTTACATAAAGTAACGAATGGACTTTATTAAGTATTCTGAGTTTTTACTCAAAAAGATTCGTGAGCGCCAAGAGGCTCTCACGCATACGCTTGCTTCGGGAAGCGCCCAAGACTTCGCTCAGTACCAACGTATAGTTGGGGAAATTTCAGGTTTAAATTTCACTGAGCAAGAAATAGTAAACCTGCACTCAAAAATGGATGAGATAGATGACTGAAGTACCTGATCGTGTATTAAATTTTGGTTCTGATGGCGAGTTCGCACCGGAAGATGAGAATAAGCTAACTGCTGATAATTTAGAAACACACGCCGATAAACTTCCCGTACCTACGGGATACAGAATGTTAATTCTGCCCTTCGAGCCTAGCCACAAAACCCGTGGTGGAATTATGCTCGCTAAACAAACACTGGACAAAGAAAAGATTGCCACAATTGTTGGGTTAGTCGTTTCTATGGGACCAAGTGCTTACGCAGATCAAGATAAATTCCCAACGGGGCCTTGGTGTAAAGAAGGTGATTGGGTAATTTTTGGTAGATACGCTGGAGCGCGTTTCCGGATTGAAGGTGGCGATATGCGACTTTTAAACGATGACGAAATTTTAGCTGTTATCGATGATCCAGAATCTATTCTGCAATAAGGAGGACGTATGTCTGAACAACAAATAGAACTAGTGTTACCCGAAGAAGAGGTTGATCCTCGTGAAGCTGATGTTATACAAGAACGACAGCAAGACCAAGATTTTGGGGAAAAGGAAACTGAACAAGCTGCTGAGTTAGAAGATTACAGTGACTCAGTTAAAAAACGTATTGATAAGCTAACTTACCGCATGCGCGAAGCTGAACGGCAACGCGATGAAGCGGTTAACTTTGCTCAAAATTTGCAGCAAGAAAAATCTACGTTAGCGACCAAGCTATCTTCGTCTGACGCTAGTTTAGTCAATGAGTATAAGGCTCGAGTTGATTCTGAATCTGAAAGAGCTAGAAAAGCATTAAGAGAAGCTCAAGAGATAGGTGATGCTGAAGCTATTGCATTAGCAACTGAAGCAGTAGCTAAGTCAGCTTTAGAATCTCAAAACGCAACGAAAGCAGCAAATCGTCAAAAATTACAAAACAGACGTCGATTAGCTAGTAATCGTCAAAATAATGAAGTAAATTCACAGGCACAGCCTCAGCAACCGCCCCCGAGGGACGAAAAAGCTGAAGCATGGGCTGAAAAGAATTCATGGTTCGGTCAAGATCGAGTTATGACAAGTGCGGCGATAGCCATTGATGATGATTTAAAAAGAAGCGGGGTTGACCCAACTTCGGATGAATATTATCAAGAGCTAAATGCGCAACTTAGGGATAATTTCCCACATAAGTTCGATAAGCCGAAGAACGTGCAATCGCAACAAGTCGCAGGATCTAGCCGTGGTGCTAGTCCCGCAAGTCGCGGAGCACGCAAAGTGAGTCTCACACCCTCACAAGTTGCAATAGCAAAAAGAATTGGTGTGCCACTTGAAGAGTATGCAAAATACGTCTAAGGAGAATAAAATGACAGATCGCGTCTCCAGATCTGCTGAATCACGAGAATCTAAAACTCGCAGAAAACCTTGGCAACCGCCTTCAATGCTAGATGCCCCTGAAGCGCCTCCGGGATACAAACACCGGTGGCTTCGTGCAGAAGTTAGAGGTCACGATGATCGAGCGAATATGTCTAAACGTATTCGGGAAGGATTTGAACCTGTGAAAGCAGCTGATCATCCTGATTTCGATGCACCGACGATCGACGATGGTAGACACGCGGGTGTGATTGGAGTTGGTGGGCTAATCCTCGCTAAGATCCCAGAAGAAACCGTAGCTGAACGAAACGCTTACTTTAAAAACGTAACCGATAGTCAGATTAACGGGGTCGACAACGATTTAATGCGAGATAGTGATCCTAGAATGCCTATTAGAAATTCAGACATTCAAAGGAGCTCAAAAACGGAGTTCGGTAGTCGACGTAGTGTTGATGCCGATTAACTTTTCTCATGACTCTTTAGGAGGGTTTTAACATGGCAAACGTAGATGCCCCTAACGGCTTTACACCCGCCTCCCACATGTACGGTGGGATTATTAGACCCAAGAAAATGCGTATTGCAAGTGGCTATAACACTGCTATTTTTAGCGGTGACGTTGTAACGCTTTCTTCGGGCTATGTCAATCAGGCCGGTGCAACAAGCACTCCCGCAGGTGTTTTTTACGGTGTGCAGTATACTGCAACCGATGGCACCCCAACTTGGTCTAACCAGTGGTCTGCAGATCTAGCAACTCTTGGCGGCGCAGATGCCGAAGCCTATGTGTATGTAGATCCTGCAATTATCTATGAAGCACAATTTACTGCAGGCACTCCTGCTGTAAGCTTCATTGGTAATAAGTACACGCTTAGTACCACAGCGGGTTCAACCAATAACGGACGTTCAAAAGAGGGTGTAACTGCTACTACTAGTAGTGGTGTAGCTCTTTGTGTAGGTTTTGTAGATTCACCAAGCAATAGTATTGGTGCTTCCGCAAGAGCCTTCTTTACGTTCCCAACTAACACATTCGCAGTCTAGGGAGAGTAACTAATGGCGATTAATAGAGCACAACTCGTAAAAGAGCTTGTTCCCGGCCTTCACGCTCTCTTTGGCTTGGAATATGATCGATACGCCGCCGAGTACGAAGACGTCTTCGACACCGAAAGTTCAGAAAGAGCTTTTGAGGAAGAAGTAATGTTGACGGGCTTTGGTGAAGCACCAGTTAAAAGCGAAGGTAGTAATGTAACATATGACACTGCACAAGAGTCATATACTGCACGCTACTCGCATGAAACTATTGCGCTGGCGTTTTCACTGACTGAAGAAGCTATCGAAGATAATCTCTACGATACACTTTCTTCTCGTTATACCCGCGCACTTGCGCGATCTATGATGCAGACTAAAAACATCAAAGGGGCTAACATCCTGAACAATGCGTTCAGCACTAGCTTCTTAGGTGGTGACGGTAAGGAGCTTTGCGCTACTGACCATCCGACTGTATCTAACCAAACTCAGTCTAATGAGCTGTCTACCGCTTCAGACCTTAACGAAACTTCATTAGAGCAAGCCTTAATTGATATTGCTGCTTTTGAAGATGAGCGTGGTCTAAAGATTAATGCACAAGCTCGTAAGCTGATTATTCCTTCAGCCCTTCAGTTCGTAGCAGATCGTCTGCTTCAAACTCCGGGTCGCGTAGGAACAGCTGACAATGATATCAACGCTATCCGAAACATGGGAATGATCCCTGAAGGATACGTTGTGAATCATTTCTTGACGGATACTGACGCCTTCTTCTTGAAGACTGACGTTCCTAATGGATTGAAGCACTTTGTCCGTACTCCCGTATCAACCAACATGGAAGGTGATTTTGAAACCGGAAATGTTCGTTATAAAGCGAGAGAACGCTATAGCTTTGGCTTTAGTGACTGGCGTGGTATTTTCGGATCCCCCGGTGCGGCATAATTGAGAGGGGGGTATATCCCCCCTTTTATTTCTGGGTATAATTAGTTTTAGTAACTGTCCCAGCAGACGTTACGAAGATACTAAAACGAATCCTTTCGTAAGAGGTGACCATAATGGCTCAAACTACTTTTTCTGGACCCGTTAAATCCTTAGCTGGTTTTATTACTGCTGGCGTTAATAGCAGCGTTAGCTTATCTGCTGACACAACCTTAACTGTAGCGGCTCATGCCGGTAAAGTTATTATGTTGAACGACGCAGATGGCAAGTTTACTTTGCCAACAATCGTTGCAACTTCTCCAACAGACCCTACGTCTCCTGATCAGACAAATAATATTGGCGCGTCTTTCTTTTTCTATGTTGAAACCGCCGCAACCGATCTTGATATTTTGACTGACGGTACTGACAAATTTGTTGGCGCTGTAATAGTTGCTATTGACGATAGCACTAAGAAGGCATTTGTTCCCGGTGCATCTAACGATGTAATTACTTTAAACGGTTCTACAAAAGGCGGTATTGTTGGAAGCGTTATTAAAGTAACTGCTATTGACAGTGCAACTTACTTAGTACATGACTCTTTGCTAATCGGAAGCGGAACGATTGTTACGCCTTTTGCGGATGCTTAATTAACTTAGGAGAATAACTATGGCAGATGCAGTCTCAACGACTACCATCTCCGATGGTCTCCATCGTGCAGTTATTCAAATTACTAACCTTTCGGACGGCACTGGTGAAAGTGCCGTTACGAAGGTTGATGTAAGTGGTTTATCTGCAAAAGCTGATGGAACGGTATGTTCTGGGGTTACTATAGAAAAAGTCGCACATTCAATAACAGGGTTTACCCAAGTTCAGTTATTGTGGGATGCTACTACGGACACTGTTGCGATTGCTTTAGCTGAAGCTAGTAATGGACACATGGACTTTAGTGACTTTGGAGGGTTAGTTAATACTTCGGGAAGTGGTAAAACCGGGGACATAAACCTAACGACTTTAGGAGCAGCCTCGAACGATACTTATGTAATCGTTCTTAATCTATTGAAGCACTACTAATATGGCGACTTCGGGAACTAGAGACTTTAGTTTAAATGCTGCAACAGCTATTGAAGAAGCGTTTGAATTAGCAGGACTTGAGTATCGTACTGGCTATGACGGTGTCACGGCTAGACGGTCTATGAACATTATGTTTGCAGACTGGTCTAACCGTGGTATTCAGCTTTGGGAGGTCGAACAAGTATCTCTTACATTAACCCAAGGTCAAGTTGCTTACGATTTAAATGAATACGATATTGATATCTTAGATGCAATTATTCGTCGAACTATTAATAGCCAACAAACTGATTTTCAAATCGACCGTATTGATAGAAACGAATACCTAAATATTCCGAATAAAAATACTCAGGCTAGATGTACTCAATATTATGTTGAGCGAACAATTACGCCTAAGCTGTACGTTTGGCCAGCTCCGGAAAACTCAACCGATGTTTTAGTTTCTTCCCGTTGGAAACGAATTCAAGATATTAGCGCAGCTGTTAATGACGTGGATATTCCAAGTAGGTTTATGCCTTGTTTAGTTTCGGGGTTAGCGTTTTATATAGCGTTAAAAAAGAATCCTGAAAAAGCGCAATTACTAAGCGGGATTTACGAACAAAATTTAGTTAATGCAATGCGGTACGATGAGGATCGATCTTCGGTTCATTTAGTTCCTCAGCGTAGTTATGTCTAATGTCTTACGCATTAGGAAAATTTTCATACGGAGTTTGCGACAGGTGTGGATTTAGAACCCGCTATTTGCAAATGAGGATGGAATGGACAGGGTTTAAAGTTTGTTCTGAATGTTACGAACCTAAAAACCCGCAGTTAGAACCGCCTAATCATCCGACTGATCCTGAAGCGTTAAGACAATCTAGACCAGAGATACCATTACCCCAAGCTCAATTAGGGGTTGTGAGAACAACAGGCCCACAAACGACTACACCGTTAGGGGTAGATATTGGGGGCTCAACTTCAAGTACTGCTGACCCGATAGGTACTTCGTTCGACGGAGTTTTCGGAACAGGTGAAATTGGAGCGGTAACGGTGGTGACCTCATGAGTTTTACTTACGCACAACTAAAATCAACGATAGAAGCTTATTGTGAAGTTTCAGAATCAACATTTACTTCTAATCTTCCCGTGTTTATCCAAGAGGCAGAGGAACGAATATTAAAAGCTGTTGAGCTACCTGTTTTTCGTAAAAACGTAACAGGGACTGCTGAAGGAGGGAATCCGTACCTTTCTATGCCTACGGATTTTCTAGCGCCTTTAAGTTTAGCTGTAATCTCATCTAACGAATACACATACTTATTGTTTAAACATGTTTCGTTTATGAGAGATTATTCTCCAAACCCTAATACAACAGGATTACCATTATATTTTTCACAGTTTGACGATACAACTTTCCTACTTGCGCCTACTCCTAATCAACCGAGTGTTGGGGTAAACTATACGTTTGAGTTACATTATAAATATCGACCAGACTCATTAACAGCTGGATCTGATTCAGGAACTACGTGGCTTTCTGTTAACGCACCTAACGCTATTTTATACGGTTCTTTAATCGAAGCAGTTAATTTCCTTAAAGCTCCCGAAGAACTAGCTAACTATGAGCAGCGATTTCAAGAATCGTTGTTGGGCTTAAACAAGTTGGGAGAAGGCTATGGTCTTAGAGATGAATACCGTTATGATATCTCGAGGACAGGCTAATGTTTAATGTTGCTGTAGAGACTTCTGTAGGACAAGTGAATGTCCAAACAACTTCTAACAGAGGGTTTACTTCAGAAGAGATTGCTTTAAACGCAGTAGATAAGATAATTAGTATTAGTGAGACAGCTGACCCAGCGATAAAAGCTCAAGCTGAAGCGTTTAAAGAACGCATGTACTGGGTTATCGTATCTGCATGCGATCAGGCAATAAAGAGTGATAGAACAACGTTATACAATTTATTTAAATCAAACGGTCATGCTGATATGGCTGAAATATTGAGGACTTTATAATGGCAATCGCAACAGCAATGTGTACTTCTTTTAAAAAAGAGTTACTAGAAGCAAAACATAACTTTTTAGCTTCGGGTGGCAACAGCTTTAAATTAGCCTTATACACCTCTAGCGCAACTTTAGGTGCCGCAACAACAGCCTATAGTTCCACTAACGAAGCTTCTGGAACTAACTATTCTGCAGGTGGGGCAGCTTTAACTAATATAAACCCAACTAGCTCAGGAACTACTGGGTTCACTGATTTTTCAGACTTAACGTTTTCAAATGCGACAGTGACAGCGAATGGGGCACTAATCTATAATGACACTCAAAGTGGCGATCCCGCTGTTTGTTCTTTGGCTTTTGGAGCAGATAAAACGTCTACTAGTGGTGATTTTACGATTCAATTCCCAACTGCAGACGCTAGTAACGCAATTATAAGAATCGCATAGGATTAGCATGTGGCCGATGTCACCGTTGCATTTGATGGATGGAATAGCTCAACTCACGGTTGGGGCGAAGGCTCTTGGGGTGAGGGTGTTTCAGTTCCGGGGGCAGCAGGATCTATCGGTTCGGTTACAATTTCCGCAGATGCAAACGTTACTGTCACGGGTATCGCTGCAACGGGTTCGGTTGGAGCCGCTACGGTATCGGCTGATGCGAATGTCTCAGTCACTGGCGTTTCCGGAACAGGGTCTGTTGGGTCGGTTACGGTATCTGCTAATGCGAATGCAGCAGTTACCGGTGTTGCTGCCACCGGAGCGGTCGGAAGCGTTACCGTTACAGCAGATTCAAGCACAACTGTTACCGGTGTTGCTGCCACAGGGGCTGTTGGATCAGTTACGGTATCGGCTGATGCAATTGTCTCTGTATCAGGCGTTGCCGGAACAGGAGCAGTTGGAACAGTTACAGTTTCTGCCAACGCGACAGTTGTTCCGACAGGCGTTGCTGCGACAGGTGCAACGGGTTCGGTTACAATTTCAGGAGCGGCGACAGTTGTTCCGACAGGCGTTACAGCCACAGGTTCAATTGGAAGTGTTACTGTCACCTCAGCAGCAAACGTTGTTCCGACAGGCGTTACAGCAACGGGTGCGATCGGGACTGTTACAACAAAAACCGATAATGTTTTCTCGGTTACGGGTGTTTCAGCAACAGGTGCAATCGGTAGTGTTACTGTTAGCGGTGAAGTCGTTGTTATCCCTACTGGAGTTAGCGGTCAGGGCGAAGTCGCACAGGTTTTAGTCTGGGGACCAATTATTCCTGGACAAGATGCAAATTGGCAAGCGATTGATGAAAGTCAATCACCAAACTGGCAAAATATTGACGATAGCCAAACACCAAATTGGCAAGAGGTAGCATAAAATGGCAACGTATGTAAATGACCTTCGATTAAAAGAAATCTCCACAGGCGACGAATCGGGAACGTGGGGAACTTCCACAAACACTAACCTTGAATTGATTGGCGAAGCGTTAGGCTACGGTACTCAACAAGTATTCAGCTCAGATGCTGACGCAACAACTACCGTTGCGGATGGATCTTCAGATCCTGCTCGAGCAATGTACTTTAAGATTACGTCTGCTGGAAATTTGACTGCGACGAGAACTTGTACGATTGCGCCTAATACTGTAAGCCGAGTCATGTTCATCGAGAACGCAACCTCTGGTTCTCAGTCAATTGCTATCTCTCAAGGATCAGGCGCGAACGTCACGATCCTGACTGGAAAGACGGCAGTTGTTTATTTGGATGGCGCAGGATCAGGTGCCGCAGTTGTTGACGCGATGGCGCTTGTTGATCCCGGTGTAACCGATACGCTGGCTGAGGTTTTGGTTGCGGGCAATGTCACTGGTGGAACAGACCTTTCGATCTCTATAGGCGACGATTTTAAAACCTTAACCGCAGGAACCTCTAACTTCCGCGCAGGTGTCAACGCAGGTAACAGCATTACAAGCGGTGGTAATTATAATGTTGTCGTAGGCGATGAAGCGGGTACGGCTTTGACTGTCGGTGATGAAAGCGTAGCCGTAGGTTTTGAAGCTCTTATGACTGTTACATCTGGGGCTGAAAATGTTGGTATCGGGTATAGGGCGCTAAAGCTGACTACCGGAAATAGTAATGTAGCAGTGGGTAAAAACGCATTAGCCACAAACTCCTCAGCATCTAACAACACAGCAGTTGGTACAAGTGCTTTAGCTGCTAACACTACCGCATCTAACAACACTGGCTTGGGTCATAATGCTTTATCCGCAAACACCACAGGGGCTAGAAATACGGCATTAGGGGCATCTGCTGGTGCAAACTTTACAACAGGGGACGACAACACTGCCATAGGCAGAGCGGCTTTGTTTACCGCGACCACGGTAAGTGATCTAG